GCATGATCAGTGCCATAACAAAATTCTCCGACAGGATCAGCAAGGACCTTGAAAGTAAGAAAAAAGGCCTGCTGAAAGGCGATGTATCACAGAGCGAACATAAAGTTCTGAAACTGTACGACACTCTGAATTCGCAATCGGAGACTCCGCTTCTTGCGTTTATTGAGGAAGCACTGGACAAGCCCTCCGAACCATCTGAACTCTATCTCCGCTCTGACGGGAGTGTCTATCAAAAGATTTGAAATAAACAAAAACCGCCAGCGTACTACGTTTTCGTTCTGTAATACGCTGGCGGTTCCGTTTTATTCAAACGCATCCCGGTTCTGTTTCCACGCCACGTAAGCGTCCATCATGGCAGCCACGGCATCGATCTTCTGATCCTGCCGCTGTTTGTAGAGCTTCCGGTTGCCGTTGGTGTCCACCAGCGTAATGCAGTTGCCCATGGCAAATTGCATCAGCTGTTCGTCAAACAGCAGCTTCCGCTGTTCGCTCAGCTTTTTCAGCTCACCCAGCGGCACGCTTTCGGTCTTTGCGCCCTGGATCACTTTCACAACGCCAAAGGTGCTGTTTTCATCGCCCCAACGCTTCACGAACTCCTGTGCGTTGTAGGGGTCGTAGCCAAACGCCCGCACGTCGTACTCGTTCTCCATGATAAAGTTGTCCAGGTCATCGTATACCTGCATCATGTCCAGAACCGTGCCGTCAAACACGAACAGGGTCCCTTCCCGCATGAATTCCTCATACTGCTGCCGTCTCGAAGCCGGAAGCTGGCTGAGGGTGTAGGATGTGATGTAGTCCCGCGTCTTGACCCCAAAATATCCGTTGGCCAGCGGGAACAGGAAGGTAAAGGCGCAGAAGTCGTCGCCCATGGAAAGGTCCGCCCCCATGGCACAGGGCATCTGCCAGAAGCTTCTCTTCCTGTGGCACAGGGTCTCCTCGTAGGGGAAGAAATAGGTGTAGCCCTCCATAGGCAGGTTGAAGCGCTTGGCCAGAATATCGTTTCGGGCGCTGGGGGATTTCTCCGCACGCTCCACGTCCAACTGGTAGGTCTCGTAGCTCACGGTCTTGCCCAGGTTCGGATTGGCCTTCAGCCACATCTCCGGCTGGCCCACTTCCTCAATGGAGTCCAGCTTGTAGTACCAGATGGACACATGGGGGTTGACGTACTCCCCTTTCAGGATGCTCATCAACTCCATTTTGATGTCGTCGCCGCATCCGTTGCGCACGGTACCCTCGGAGGAAGCCGCCACGATGAGGTAATTCTCGTTCTTGGCTGCGCCCTGTTCAATGGCACCAATGGGATCTTCCCGGATGTCGCAGGAGAGCCACTCATCCACGGTCGCCACAGTGTCGCGCCGTCCTTGCAGCTTCTCAATGGTCATCGGGCGCACTTCCAGCAGGCTGTTGGTCAAAAAGTTCTCGATGCCCTTCTTGGTGGAAGCCATCTTCACTCGGTCTGCCTTGGAGCCGGTGGTGTTTTGCAGGCTGCCCTCGGTCATAAACTGGAACACCGGCCCCTTTGCCCGCGCCAATGCGGTGCGGAAGGGTGCCAGCACCTCCTCGGCCTGTTTCATGGTTGGGGCGGTGGTCAGCTGCTGGGTCGTGGTGGTGTACGCCGTCAGGAAGTAGGCCTGCAAAAACTCCAGATACATGGTCTTCGCGGCCGATCGGGTAATAATGAGGTACTGCTTTGTCACCAGCCGCTTTTTCAGCCGCCGGGTCTCGTAGTGTCCGCCGCCTCCGCGCTCGTTCGGCACAAAGACGCTTCGTTCTACAAAGTAGTACCACCCAAAGATCTCTTCGGCCCAGAGCTTGAAACTGTCCAGCAGCTTCACGTCGGTGCCGTCGGTCAGGGTCAGCTCATCCTCGCAAAAGGAGATAAAGCCGTTCACTGCCTTGTCGTCATAGTAGATGCCCGGGTTGGCGATCAGGTCGTCGATCCGCTCCATCTCCATGGCAATTTCCCGGCATACGGGTATTTCGCCACGCATCACGGCCTCCCGAAAACGGCCGTAGTAGATCGGCGTGGCCGTGTTCGATAATGCCATTTTGGTTCCTCGTCTTACTCCGTTTCACTCGTTCAGGCTTTGGGCCGGTAAAAGGGCTTGTCCAGGGTGTAAAAGCATCGGATATCCTCCGGGCATTCGCATGTTCCCTGTCGGGTGCACCCGTTGCAGATATCCTGTGTTACCCGTCCAAACCAGTCCTTTTTCTCCGGTGTTTCCATCCAGTGCTCCACCCATCGCGCTGCTATTGTCCGTCCCATGTGTTGTCATGCTCCACGTTCAGCCGCCATTCCATCTCGGAGGCGGTATTCTTCAGCGCTTCCATGGTGGTGCTGCTCTGGGGCGGGTCAAAGCCCAGCAGCCGTACCTTCACGGCCACGTAAGCCTTCACCGCTTCCACCTTCACCGGGTCAGCAATGAACTCCGTCCATTCGTTTTCTTTCCCGGAAATGGCGTACCCTTCGCCGGGCCCCACGCCCATCTGCACCAGTGCAAACAGCGCCATGTTGATGTACATGATGATGTCCGCATCAAAGTCGGTGCACTCCTCGGCAATGCCCAGCAGCTTCTTCACGCTCGTCAGGATCGAATTCATTTTGATTCCTCCTCGGCATCGCTGTCGTCGCCCATAATGTAACTCATCATGGCATAATACCAATCCTTGTGCGCCTGCGCCATCAGCTCAAGCTCTGCCAGGTGACGGGATGCTCCGTCCTTCCCCATGGCTGCTTCTTTCTGTGCACTCTCCTCGACCAGCTTGGCCAGCCTCCCCGCATCAATCGCCACCTGACCGGGTTTCAGCAAAACGAAGTCTCCCTCAGCACTCGGAGCAGCGTTTTGTGCTGTCATAGCCTGATCCTCATCCCTCCGCGGGACGATCTTCATTCCATCAAACGTGATATCCCCGGCCCGCGTTGCCCGCACCTGCTGTCCGTCCACATTTGTCGCCAGAGCATCGTCAAAGTCGAAGCCCCTGTTCCGCGGTACAGCCGTGTAGCTCTGCTGGATCCCTGCTTCCGCAATACCCACGTTCGCCCAAAGCAATGCTTCGTCCAGCTTGGTCAGCGCCAGGCTTCTCGCACGACTCGGTGCAAGGTGTTGGAGCATCGCCTCTGTCTCTTCCAGCTTCCGCCGCAGCCCCATGGCGTAGTCCTGCTCTCGCCGGTTAAATGCTTTTTTCTGGTACATACTCATTTCCTCCACTGGATATCAGACTTTCTTCTTTACATACAACATATGGATTGATATACTTATCTCAAACGGTATTTCTTATACTTCGGAGGCAATATATGCAGTCTTACACCTGTCCAAACTGCGGCGCTCCTGTAAAAATGGATGACCACGGTGCATTTCTCGAGTGTCCTTATTGCGGATCACAGTTCAAGCCCGATGATTCTTTATCTGATGAGCCAAGCAGTCGTCAAACGGACTCGGATGATGATAACGAAGAACTTCGCACCTATGCAGAAATAGTAAATCGCCATATTCCAGAATTTTCGGTCACCGAATTTATCGATAGAGTCAAGCATATTCTCGAAAGAACTCTTGATTTTCTCGGTGATCACGGAATGTACATCCAAGTCGGTGTCGTTTTGCTTTTTGTCGCCTTAGTCATTGTCAGTTTCTTCTTGTAACTTATTCATGTTTTTATCCATGGGCAGGTGTCACCCGGTCTTCTGTCTCCGTCCGGCAGCTTTGGGCCCTTTCCCGTTCCGTAATGGATCACCTTGTGCGTTGCCGCCGAAACACAAATGGCGTTCTCCGGATCAAGCAGCTTTTCGCTGTGCTGGAGAACGTCATCTTTTGTTATTGGGTTTATGTGGTGGATGGAGATCTTCGGTCGAATCGGCTTTCCGTCCCGCAGCACCCAGTCTGTGATCAGGTGGTCTTTGCACCCCAGGTCACAACCCATGTCCCGGGCAATGATCCTGTCTCGGAACTGCCGCCACTCTCTCGATTGGTAGAAGTCCTGGTTCAGCCATCGGTCAAACCCAAAGGTATCTCTCCCCACTTCCCCGTGCAGCTGTAAATACTCCAGCCTCTCCTCGTATGTCGACAGTTGGCAGAGCTCGGTGTAGGTTTTCATACACTTGCCCCATATGGCCAGGCAACTGCTACAACAAAGCTAGCAACCATCACCATAAAACGGCCGGCGTACGCGACTGGTTCGTTCTCAAGAAACGACAGCCGGTTTCCTATAAAAACGAGAATCAGCCCAATAAGCCCAGTCCAGTCACGCCATGTCATATTCGTCATTCTCTCCCAGGCCGTTGTATTTCTTCATAGCAGCAATGGCCTTTTCGTACATCTCCTCAGAGTGCTTTGCATTCTGTAGTGTCTCAGTCTTTGCCCGCAGCAGCTTGTTTTCCTCTTCCAGCTTTGTTTTCTCCAACTCGTTCTTAGAGGTCGCCAGCTTCAGAAAATGGGTCGTCTCAGCGCTGGATGCCGTACCTTCTAGCAGTCGTTTCTCAACCAGCTTCATCGCCAGGTTGATCATATAGTTTTCTTGTGCTTCCGGGGTGCTTGCAGGCCGCGAAGTTGCAGCCGACATTTCGCCCGGAGCAGACTTCTTAGGTTTCATTGCAATAACCTCGTTTCACATTCTTATTTTGCTTTTGCAAGGGTTCATGGGAGTCGCAGTAGTACCAAGTTAAGCCTGTCTCATTTGAAAGGAGAAGAAAAAGCAGATCATGCCCAATGGAGGTTGAACATCGTAAAAGCCCTGAACCCAAATATATAGGAGGATACTACTCCCATGAGCCCTTGCAAAAACCGCCGAAGTCCCGGTCTACACCCCAGAACCTCGGCGATTATGTCCCGTTTCGACTTGACTGCGCATACAAATGCACTTATACTTATCTCGGAGGTTGACCTGTAACTCATTTGAATCGTTCATTCTACTAAGAAAGGTGGTGATATAGAATGGACGATATAATTCGGATTGATAAAGTCACTTACGATGACTTTACCAAGGTCAAATTTGCTCCTGTATCTCGTGAAGAGATC